AAGTGATGTAAAAGCAGTTAGAAAAAGTTCAACAGGTTCTGTATTTGCAGGAAGAACTAGATTAAGAGGAATTATTTTAGCCTCATCTGGTTCTGCAGGTTCAGTTACCTTACAAGACGGAAATTCAGTAACTCAGTTTCAAGTAGATGTTCCGGCAGGTGATGTGTTTGCATATAATCTTGCAGAAGATGGAATTGTATTTGAAGGTGGGATGACTGTCTCTGCTCTTAGTGCTGCTACGGTAACAGTTATTATAGATAAATAGGAGGTTAAATGGCTAATACTACCTCTGGAACATACGTTTTCGAGAAAGATTTTTCTATTGATGAGATAATAGAAGAAGCATTTCAAAGAATGGGTATTCAAAATGTAACTGGATATCAGCTTAAAACTTCAAGAAGAACATTAGATATAATGTTTCAAGAGTGGGCAAATCGTGGTTTGCACTACTGGGAAGTTCAAAACAATAATATAACTTTAGCTGATGGAACTTCTGTTTATACAATGTTTAGAGCACCTGGAGATGGTACGTCTAGTGCAACAGCAGTTTATGGTGTAGACGATGTATTAGAAGTTAGTTACAGAGATGCAAACAATATAGATGTTCCTCTAACAAAAATTAATAGATCACAATATCAAGCATTATCTAATAAAGCATCTAAAGGACAACCCTCACAATATTTTGTACAAAGATTTATAGATAGAGTTACAATAACTTTATATTTAACACCTGGTGCTACAGAGGCAGGAAATAAAATTAATTATTATTACGTAAGAAGAATACAAGATGCAGGAGCATACACTAATGCAGCCGACGTTCCATATAGATTTGTACCTTGTATGGTTTCAGGATTAAGTTTTTATCTTTCTCAAAAGTATGCACCAAAAAGAACTCAAGAATTTAAATTATATTATGAAGATGAATTAAATAGAGCTTTGAGAGAAGATGGTTCTTCATCAAGTACGTTTATTACACCTAACTCTTATTTTTCGGAGACTAGTTAATGGCAATTGGTAAACATGCAAAATTTATTTCAGATAGATCTGGTCTAGAATTTCCATATAGTGAAATGGTTATTGAGTGGAATGGGTCAAGAGTACATGTGTCAGAGTTTGAAAAGAAACACCCACAACTAGAACCAAAAAGATTTATGGCAGAACCACAAGGTTTACGTAATGCAAGACCAGATAGAGTTGAGCCAGCTGTTGCAAGATTACTAGGATCCAATCCTTTTTCCATAACTAGTGGATCCACAACTATAACTGTTACAGAAGTAAATCATGGTAGATCAACTAATGATACAGTTAGATTTAGAAATGTAGAAGGATCTCCGGGAGGAGTGGCAGACTCTGCATATAACGCAGACGCAGGTTTTTCAATAACAGTTACCGCTACAGACAACTATACGTTTACATTAGGCTCAACTCCTAATATAACAGAGCAAGCAGGAGGAATGACAGTTACAGCAGGACCTGTAACTTTAACACCGTAGTATGGCATACACTTTAACAAATATAACAGACGATATTAGAAACTATACAGAGGTTGATAGTACAGTTTTAACAACTTCTGTTGTAAATAGATTTATACAAAATGCAGAAAATAGAGTTTATAGAGAAGTAGATTCTGACGATAACAGACACTATGCTACATCTAACCTAACTTCAGGTAATAGGTATGTAACCATTCCATCTGATCTTAGAAATATTAGATACGTTCAATTAAAAGATACAAACGTATCTCCAAATGTGCAAGTTTTTTTAGAGAAAAAAGACACAAGTTATATGGCATCTTTTTATGAGACTCCGGGAACAGCTCAGGGTCTTCCAAAATATTATGCTAACTGGGACGCTAATTTTTGGGTAGTAGCCCCTACACCAAATGCTACTTATGAAATAACTTTAGCATATATGAAACAGCCGGTCAGTATTACTGATGCTACTAAAAGCGGTAGCGGAACTTATTTATCTAACAAATATCAAGACTTACTTTTATATGGAGCGCTCGTAGAAGCATATGGATACTTGAAAGGTCCAATAGATATGTTACAATACTACGAAGCGTCTTATAAGCGAGCTTTGGCTTCATATTCTATTGAACAAGAAGGTAGAAGAAGACGAGACGAATATCAAGATGGGGTTATTCGTAATGTTATTAAATCACCATCACCATAATAAGGAGATAATGTATGGCAAATATAGTACCAAATTCTTTCAAATCTAATTTGTTAAAAGGCGTATTTAATTTTGACACTGCGGGTAATGGAGGAAACTCTTTTAAGTGTGCTTTGTATACAGCTATCACTGGTTATAGTACGTCATCAACAACGTACTTAGCAGGTACAGGAAATAATGAAGTTGATACTTCGGGAACATCTTATTCAACAGGAGGGTTAGCATTGACTAACGCTGGAGTTGATGGGACTTCTGCAACTTCTTTTATAGATTTTAATGATCTAACTTTTCCTTCTGTTACTTTAACAGCCAGAGGTGCAGCTATTTATAAAGATACTGGAAGTGGTAATGAGCTGGTTCTAGTTTTAGATTTTGGTGGAAATAAAACAGCAACTAACGGAGACTTTATTATTCAGTTTCCTACTGCTGATGCATCAAATGCTATTATAAGATTAGGCGACGCGTAATATTAAGGATTTATAAATGGCTTTTGTATTAAACGACAGAGTTAAACAGACAAGTACGTCTACTGGTACGGCAACAATACAACTATCAACCAACCCAGAAGTTGGTTTTGAAAGTTTTGTTACTGGTATTGGTAACGGCAATAATACGTTCTATTGTATATCTCACGATGGTACAGCTGATTTTGAAGTCGGTATTGGAACTGTAACAGATGCAACACCTGATACACTTTCTAGAGATACCGTTATCTCCTCTTCAAACTCGGATAGCAAAGTGAATTTTCAAACGGGAACTAAAACTGTATTTTGTACTTACCCTGCAAAGCGAGCTCCGTCTGCAGCTATGACAGCCACAACATATGTAACAACACATGCTTCAACAATCTCTGATACACAAACAATGGACTCAGGAGTTTTAGCAGGGCCAGTAACTGTATCAGGAACTGTAACAGTAACAGGTAATTTGGTTATTATATAATGAGTAAAATAGAAGTAGATAAAATTATACCACAGTCAGGGACAGCTTTACAGGTTGGTGAATCAGGTGATACTATTACTATTCCAGCAGGTGCAACCATTACTAACAATGGAACAGCAAATGGTTTTGGAAGTGCTGATACAGAAAAAGTAAAAGTATCTTCTAACGATACAACAGCTGGTTTTTTAAATGGTAAATTAGTTGCAGGTACAAATATATCTTTAACAGAAGGTAGTGATGGTGGAAATGAAACTCTTACTGCTGCTCTTACAGGAACAATTGGTACATCACAAATTGCAGATGATGCAGTAACTTTAGCTAAAATGGCTCCAGGTACTGATGGAAATATTATTTCTTATGATGCTTCAGGAAACCCGGTTGCAGTTGCAACAGGAAGTGCAGGACAAGTTTTAACTTCAGCAGGTGCGGGTGCGCCCCCTACTTTTGCTGCGGCAGCAGGTGGAGTTAACACCCCAATTTTTTCTGCAAAAGTTGGATCAACTCAAAGTGTATCTAATAATTCTTTTACAAAAATTGCTTTTAATACCGAAGAAAAAGATAGTGATGGTGCATTTGATACTTCTAACAATAGATTCACAGTACCAAGTGGAAAAGCAGGAACTTATTTTCTTGGAATGATGGTGTATAACAATCCAAACAATACTCAATTATTTGAAAGTTATGCTATGATATATAAAAATGGTTCAAATTTAGTAAATAATGGACTTTTTTATGGAAGTGCAAGACCAGACGCAGATGTTCAAGTTGTAAATACAGTTGTTGATTTAGCAGTTGGAGATTATATAGAGGGTTATATTTATTCATTAACTTCAAGTGGTGGAAGCACAAGATTATTCGCGGGTCTTAACAATGCAATTTTTGGATATAGGTTAATAGTATAGGATAAATTATGGCATCACTTTTTACAAAAACAAAACTTTACATAGAAGCTAACTCTGAAACATGGGATAATTCAAAAGTATCTTTACAAAACGATGGATCAGGGGATTACATTAAAACCTGGACTTATAGTTTTGCTAAACCCACAGATTCTCAATTAAATAGTTATGAAACTGCAGCTAGCACTGCTGAATCTAATGAAATTGTTAGATATACTCGTAAAAATTTATACGGAGATATAGGTGATCAGCTCGATGAAATATATACAGACATAGATGCATGGAAAGCAAGGATTAAAAAAATTAAAGATGATAACCCAAAAAATTAAACTATGAGTGAAGTCAAAGTAAATAAAATTAGTCCAAGATCAGGAACAACTGTAACGATGGGAGACTCTGGAGATACAGTTGTATTTCCATCTAACGCTTTACAAAACTCATCATTACCTGGTTCAGGACAAATTACAATCAACGGTCAAGCAGTAGCGCTTGGTGGATCTATAACTTTAACAACTGAGACAAGACCAACTTTTACATCTATAACTCCAAACGTAATTGAAAATGCACAAACAACTTGTGTTATTGCAGGTGGTAACTTTGTATCAGTTCCCTTAGTTACAGCAATTAATTCATCTACAGGTGCTAGAGTATCTGCTGATGAAGTAGCTTATAACTCAGCATCACAGATCACAGTAAAATTTACACTGCCAGTTGATGGTAGTTATTTATTATATATTGAAAATCCAGATGGTAATGCGGTTCAAACATCTGCCGTACTAACAGTTTCTGATGCACCTGCATGGGTAACTTCAGCAGGGTCATTAGGTTCATTTTCTGCTGGAAACACTATTTCAACAATTACAATTACAGCAACTAACGCAACATCATTTGCAGTACAATCAGGATCTTTACCAACGGGTCTATCGTTGAATACTGGTTCAGGTTCTGCTACAATAACAGGAACGGTATCAAGTGGAATTAGTTCAGATACTACGTTTAGCTTTACTGTTCGAGCAACGGATGCGCAAGCACAAACCGCTGATCGAGCGTTTACTATGACAGTATTAACAGGAGCAAACAACTCAGGACAGTTTAACTAGGATAATATTATGGCAAACAGTTATTTAGCAAGAACACCATCATCAACAGGAAATAGAAAAACATTTACTTTTTCTGCATGGGTAAAAAGAAGTAAATTATTAGATAATTATCCTATAATGTTTAAACAAGTTACAGATGCTTCAAATTTTGTTCAATTTTATTTTGATAATCAAGACCACTTAGCTTTTTATGTAGAAAATGGTTCAGGTAGTGGATACTCTTCATTACAAATAACAAATCGTAAATTTAGGGATGTATCTGCTTGGTATCATGTAATGGTAGCAGTTGATACTACACAAGCTTCTGCTGATAATAGAGTAAAAATTTATGTTAATGGAAATCAAGAAACAAGTTTTTCTACAAATACTCAAATAAATCAAAACATAGATGTTTCTGCAATAAATACAACTGGTTTGATTGAAATAGGTAGAGCAAGTAATAATAGTTCACAACACTTTAATGGTTATATGACTCATGTATCTTTAGTAGATGGAT